AACCGTATCCGTTGCGCCTGTATCCGAACGGGTAAATACCGAAGAATAATAAACGCCAGTGGTCGCGGAGTTAGTTGAAACGAGCGTAAGAGTTGCACTCGTTGCGTTTGCAGAAGCCACGATGGCTGCCGCTGCGTTGGTGTATGGAACGCCAGTGAACGAAACAATGTCACTGAAGCCATACCATCCAAAATCCTGCGCTGCCTGTGACTCACCGGGAAGGTAAGTAAAAGGAGTGCGCGGATCAAGGATGCCGCCCCCCGCATAAAATAGCGAGGAGCCTAGATCAGGGTTGTAGTCCGAAGGTTGTGTTGGGTTTTGCCCAAATACAATAATCGGACCGGAGAATGCGGTATCAGCCATAGTGCCTTCTCCTTACGAGGTTGGGAATGAACCGTAGATCGAACGCCAGTTGTAGTAACCGAACGAATAACGCTCATAACCCTTAACAAGAAGGTTGTCAGTGACGAAGTCGACTTGCATGTCCGTTTCGAACTTCACACGTTCCATGTAGGCAAGGCCGTCGATGTTCGTGAGCAAGAACCAAGCATAAGATGAAGTCAAGAAGTCGTTGACCATGTAGCCTTCTGGCAAGCCGCCTGCCGTTGTCATGATCGCGTTGACGTCGTTATCTGCAGTACCGGGGCGCAGTTCCGTCTTCAAGAGACGAATAGCAACTGGCTCAAGTGCTGGTGGGATAATCAACTTACGACCACGAGCAAACACCTTCAAGTTGGCTTGGTCGCGGAAGTTCGTGCGGATCGCGATCATTGCGTTCAGCAAGGTGGCTTCGTTGAGGTCAACCTGAGTTGTAGGCGTGTTGGCAACCGAACCACCGTCGATAGGATGCGCCGTCGAGCAGAGTGCTACGCCGTCACCGCCAACTGCGGAGTTATAGGTCTGTGCCGTGTTAAGGATGTTTGCGCCGTAGATTTCCTTGGTTTGCTGGAACGATTCCACCAAGCCGAGGTTTGAAGGCGTAAACTGGGTCTTGTAGAGGTTGTCGTCGATCGCCTTACGGGTGATCGCGTAACCGAGAGCAATTTCAGTGTGCTCTTGGTTGTATACGAAACGCTCACCTGCACCCGAATCGAACGACGTCTGACCACCTTCGGTCTTCAGCTGGGCCAATCCGAGGTAGCGCATTTCTGCGGTACGTTCGAGAGCCATTTTCGAATCGTGCTTGGTGAAGATTTTATCGTACTGAGATGGGATCATCTCGTACTTGCCTTCTACGCCGCGGAGGCCGGGGAGGAGAAGGTCTTTGATCTGACTAAGATTAACAGCCATGACACTCTACTCCTTAGCTGATGCCAGTTACGGCAGAGTTCGAACGCCAGACTTCGTTATTGAAGCCAACGATCAAGTTGCAGTACTGCGTGGTCTGGTCGCCGCCGTTGCCGAGGCCAACAGCGTAATCAACGACGATGAAAGGTGACGTGTTGGTCGTTGCGGTAGCATTGACATAAGCCGTCGAACGGCCCGTTGCGTTGTTACCACCCGTCGAGTTGCCCGACGTCGCGCCAGTCGTGGAGTAAGCGAACGTGACAAGCTGACCCTGAACGCCAGACGTTTGCGAAGTAGCCGTACCCGTGACAGGGAAGCCTGAACCGGAGGACTGAACAACGAAACGTGCGTTTGGATCATCAATGACGTAAGCAATGACGTCGCCAGTTGCGTCCGAGCCGGGCCAATAAGAAGACCAGACGGTGCGTTTCTGCGAGGTCGAGAGGTATTGGCAGCCAACAAAGATACCTGCGAGCTGAACCGAGCCACCTGCAGTTGCCTGCGTGATGTAGCCGTTTGCCGTCGAGGTTACTGGTTGTACTGGGTCACCCGTGAAGATTGGGGTCGTGTTTGTCGAAGCAATTCGACGGGAAGATTGAGCGAACGTAGGAGCGCCGCCTGCACCACCCTGAATTTGTAGAAAGCCGCTGGGCGCAAACGTATTGGCCATGACGGGTTCTCCTTTCAGAGAGTTCCATCATCGCACACCGGGGCGACTAAGAAACGGACATTGTTCAAATCTCCCACGCCGGGGGGAGAACGAGGCATATAATATTACATACTTCTTGAAAAAAGAAAAGGGGGGTAAAAACCCCCCTCGTCTCACTGCTCTGGAACGTACAGATTGTGGTCTTTATTGACCTTCATGCGGGCATTTGCGTCCTCGCGGTTCATTAAGCCGCCGCGGCCCTTTGGATCAAGCTGGCCTTCTTTGGTCTTAACCTGATTGCGGGCATTCTGCAGATCGCGGGCCTTACGGTCCTGCGTAATCTCCAAGGGACGCTCGCAAAGAAGCATACCTTCGCGCTCAATTGCGCCGGAATAGCCCTTTGGCATCATTTCTGGATGACGCTTGGCCTCGACCGTTTCCCAACCGCCCATTGAGATGCGGTTATAGTGGGAAGGGTCTTCCCAACCATTAACCGACTTCATTTTCCACTCATACGACCAGCCGGGTGGCGGCGTTGGGGTGGCAAATTTGTCAACACCTTCGTCAAGGTTGGCGTTGTTGTGGTTGCGGAGTTCCGCAAGACGCCTAGCGAGGCGTTCATCGTTAGTTGGCTCTTCTGGGCGAAGTGATTCGCGTACATCTGGTCTATTGGTCTTCATAATAATCTCCATTAACCTGCAAGTTTACCGGCCTTAACCAAGGCCATTTTGTTTTCGGCGTACTCTTTTGGTGTCATACCCATGTCTCGGGCAGCTTCCTGCTCGGCGCGAGTAAGAGTTACGACGTTTGGACGTCCGCCCGTGCCAGTACCAGAACGTGATACTGGGGCGGCAGGTGGTGCAGCAGCCCTACGGCCGGCTGTCGATGTTGACGCTTCTGACAAAGCCGCCTCCTGTTGCTGTACTGGTTTCCTGACATTCAGACGGTTTTCAACATACGAAAAGTACTCGTCGCTATCGGCCACGAGGCCATCGTCGATCGCGTCTTCGTGTGCGCGGCGCAATTTCCGGTTCATTACCGGATCATGCACTGCCTCAGGGTGCGCCCTAATCCATTCGGCCGACCGTGGCGTCAATTGGGACGCCAAAGCCTCGACAGGATCGGCAGCCGTGCGTTTTGCGGTTGCTTCGTACTGCTGTTTGCCACGTTGGACTTCACGGAGGTCATTATCTGTCTTGTTGAGGGACATCATAATGTCGGCTTGAGCATCTGCATCGCCCATCGCCACGGCATCGCGGAGATTTTGCTTTAAAATCTCTTGATTTCGCTTCAATGTGTCAATCGCATTGTCAATCATCTTCATATTGCTGTCCGCGGCGTCATTTTTGGCTGCGGAAGCCTGCTCCATAGCCTCTTTGGCGCGCCTTTCGGCGGTTTCACGGGCTCGGCGCTCGTCTTCAAGCTGCGCTTTTAGCGCATCAATGCCAGCTTCTACCGTAAGTTGGGGTTTTTCCTCAACTTTTGGCTCTTCTGGCGCCTCAACAATCTCAATCTCGTCTTCTTGAGGTTCTAATTCTAATTGAATTTGATCTTCTGACATTTTTTATCCTTTACCAAACCATATCTGGGCTCTGAATGCGGCCCCGAATGTTCATATCGTCAAGGATGCGGCATGGTTGGTCGTTAATTGAGACAGACCAGCCATCAGATGGCCGGAATACAACCCAATCTCCCACCTTTACGTCGACATTCTTGAACCATTTGCCTGTTTCGTCCTTAAATGCGGACGGGCCCATTTTTAAAACTAGGCCAACCTTGCCCTGATACTTGTCCTCGTCGACGTATTTGTCGGTAAGAATGATGCCGGACTTGGTTTTGTTGGGGCGGATATAAATACCCACCAATACTTGGAGGTTAAAAATTTCAACATCCTTGAGATCGCCAACGGTGTTTAGAATTTCAACCTTTGGGTCGATCGCGTGTTCCATTTTCATTGGAGGCATTGTGATTATCCTTGCTTATTTAAATTGTCGTTAGCCTCATCAATAAGCTCTAGCGCGAACGCTAGGCCTTGAATCATGCCAACTTGGCGCTTGTACTCGTCAAAAGTCATTGCTGACCCGTGAGCGATGTTGTCGCGCGCATTCTGATAAGCTTGGGAAATCAATTTCTTTAGCTCGTTTTCAAATTTATCTTTAGTCATTTTGCCCTCTTTAACCCCTTGTATTTGTGGTTAGACCGGACGCTCCAAGGGGCTGGAAAAGCGTCCGGTCTTCCTCTCACCTCCGCAGCCCGAACCGCGAAGGGAAACTTTTATTTACGCTTGGATGGTTTGAGACCATAAGCGTCAATCTTCTCGAGACGAGCATTGGCACCGCCTGCTCCCGTGTCGATTGGATAACCCGTGCGGCCGCCCGATTTACGTTGCATCGGCATGCCCTGTGGAGGCATTGGAGGCATCGGAGGCATACCGCCCTGCGGAGGCATTGGTGGCTGCTGCTGCGGCTGACGCATTGGGTTGGCAGGTGCGTTTGGCATCTGGCCCATGCCCATAGGCTGTGGCTGCATCTGCTTACGACCGCCCATATCAATAATGATGGTCGTATTGCCCTTCGTGCGGCCGCCCTTATTGCGTTCTGTACGACCGCCACGAGCTTGAGCGTTCGGTTGATCACTAAAATCAACAGGACGTTGTCCAGCGCGTGGCGTAAGATCAGAATTGATCGCAGCATCCATGCTATCGCGTTCGCGTTGATTTTGTTGTTGAATAAACGCACGTTCACGAGCCGCGTAGCTTGAAGGATCATTTTCTGCGGCACTTGGATTACCAAACACAATTGCTGGTTCACCTGCGCCACCCTGACGAATGCCGGGCATATAAGTATTTTGCTCTGGCGGCTCATATGCAGCAGTAGAAGTACCACCCATACGGGTTGGAGGATTCATCTGATTAGCCGTTGGACCAGATGCGCCTCGGCCTGAGCCTACTGCTTTACTAGGGTCAAACATTTTAGTGTTGTACATTTTGCCGTTGAACTCAAACGTGTCCAAGCCCTGATTACGGGCATCACGGAACGCATCATTGAATTGGCTGCGAATAGTCGAACCACCCTTTGCATGCGCCGTACGGCCACCCGGAACAACGCCCGGAACCTTTTTCTTGCTGTCACCAGAGAAAATGCCGCCACCGCTGTACTTCATCGCACGACCACCACCGCACATTTTGCAGGTGCAATCTTCGTGATGCATAGCCTTGCCGCCCTTAGCTTTAAAAGCCGCCGGCTTAATCATGGACTTGATCAACTGACGATCGGCTTTCTCGTCGGGATGCTTGATCTTGCCACCCTTTTTGGCGCCAAAATTGGTGCCTGCAGGGATCGGATCGCGTGGGGTCATTGGCTTGTCAGCCGGACGACGAGGAGGCATTGGAACGCGCTCAGGTAAACCACGGCCTTTCATGCCCTGCTCAATTTGGTCCTGACGGATCATATCAGCGATAGCATCGCCACCTTCTGCACGTTTCTTGGCTGCGCCGCCTTTTTTCATCATGCCAGAGGCCTTGGCCATTGAGCGGTCTTGCACCGACAATGGGTTGTCGCCAACCATACCGCCGCCGAGCTTGTGGACTTTGCCGCCCTTCTTAAACGCGCCTTCGTGCTTCTTGCCTTCACGGACTTCATTTGCCGTGCGGACGTCGCGGTTAATCAGGCTGTCAGGGGTTAATTTATCGGTACGACCGCCAGCTTTACGAGGCATACGGCCAGCATGCTTGACGGAATCTTTGCCCTCATGCTTGCCAACAACCTTGCCGCCCTTCTTGTAAAGACGCTTTACAAGCGGACGTGCGCCGGTTTTAACGCCAGCGTTTTCGGCTGCGTCAGGGGTCCAAGTCGAACTGTCGACCTTGGTGTGTGGGTCGTTCATTGTAAGGCGTTTAGCCTTAGACCGCCCACGGTCGTCTTTCTTGTATTCTTCCATAGTACGTACTCCAGAGTTGTTAGCGGCGTCCCGCTGTGTTGCCAAAAAGGGGATGATTTGACGCGGGCAACTGCGCACCAAATTTCGCGAGAACATGATCTACAATTTGTGAACTATGAACTCCGCCACCCCTTTTGTATGGCGCATCTACCCATTGATAAGTTCCATCTGGCATTAACTTTTGTATCTTTTGTGTCTTGCTGCCATGCCGCGGTGTGTCAAGATTGGCACGCATGGTTTGAATATCGTTTATTGCTTTATTGTACGCATCTAATGGATGTAATCCTTGGTCTAAATATTGTTGATTAAATTTATTAAATTGCTGTTCGGTGTTTAAACCAAACACGCCAGCAATACCCTCTGCCCAACTTGGACCTTGCAAATCGCGCAAAGGAATTGGTGGTGTTGGAACGCCATTCATAGGCGTAGGAATTGCGGCGTTAACCTGATTTGCGATCGATGGCGCAGTTTCAGTGTATGCCGACGAGACAGACGGCTGGGGCGCGGTTGCAGTATCTGGCGTAAGCGAATGAGGAGCCATAGGTTGCACGGCAGGAGCAGATAGAGCGGATGCCTGTACATTCCCTGTAGGCATTGTTTCGCCCGTCAAATCCATTCGTGCAGTGTCTGGTGTAAGCGTATGAGGCGCATTTGGCTGCACATTTGGGGTAGGCAACGCAGACATTTGTATATTGCCAGCTGGCGCGCTTATACCAGTCAAATCGGTGCGAGCCGTATCCGGCGTAAGAGTATGCGGAGCCATAGGCTGCACGGTAGGAGCAGACAAAGCCGCCGTTTGCACATTGCCAGCTGGCGCAGTTACGCCCGTAAGGTCGGGCAGCTTATTGGCCATAGGCTCGTAATGTTGTGGAGCTTCCGCCACCTGCGTCGACGGCAATTTGAAATAACTTGCGGGATCGTTTGGGTCACCTTGGGGTGCGCCAGCTTCTGCGCTAACTGTCGATGTCATCTGTGCAGGTGTTTGCAGCATATTAATGCCGGATTCAGGCGCGCCAATTCCTGTTATACCAACAGGCATTTGCTTCGGCGCGGAGAACGCATTGACGATGCTATAGTCACCGGATTCCGGCGTAGGTGGCTGTGACCCCGCCAATATACCACCCGGCGTTGTGCTGCGCGGCATGATATTGGCAGCTACAGGCGGTGGTTCGCCGCCATGGAACGCAGATGCCTCTGGTCCTTGTGGTGCCGGACCAAACGCCTCGTTCATTTGCTGCAAACCTTGGCGAGCATCCTGCGCCGCAGCAGTAGCCTCATTTACGGCGCCTTGTGCTTCGCCAACGTCATGCTCGCTAAAACCGCCCGTATCACCGCGTAGACCGCCAACGCTATCACCCGCACGGACGTCACCGCCTTCATCAAACGCATCACGCGCATGCCAGATCGATCCCTCGACCTTGCCGCCCTTTTTGTATGCCGTGCGACCGCCACGGCGGAACCCGCCGCCTACCGGCCCTGATGGCGGTGTTGGTGGCTCGATGTGTGCGTTGCGGACTGCTTGCTCGATTTTTGGGTCTGTTTTGAGGCCGTGCTTTTGTGCGAACGCGCCGTCAACCGCTTCGACCCGTGGGGCGAGTACAGTTGATACGTAGTTGAGAACATCGGGTCGTCCGGCGGAACGGAGCCTGCGTATGTAGTCTTCGCCATTTGGATTTACCTTCCAATCATTTCCAACAAGATTACCATCTGATCCAAAAGTACGCCACGTCGCCGAGTGCGTATCTGGAATAGCTTTAGATACTACACTATCCACAGCCTGATGGAAGAGCCTTTGATCACCTTGTTGATCAGAAAAATTTAACATCCTCACAGTGCGAGGATTTACAGGAATCATTCCTGTTCCGGGAGCGTGTTGGTCAATTTGCTTACCAAGATGCTCAATATGTTCTGGCGTGAGGTCGTTATCAAACGAATACTCCATGCCATTAGCTTCGGTTACCTTTGGATTATAAAATGGGCGGTGATATCCAACGCCATCTTGCTTATGCAAAAGCCCCTTAGCTGCTGCATAAATTTCCATAAGGTCTTTAGATGGCTCATCAATAGCAGGATTTTGACCCGCGCCCTTAATACGGGTTGATCCTACCTGCAAATGCGTCACAGGGTTGGTTTTACCTTCCCAATATCCATGAGCATCGACCGATCCCGGCGACATAATGCCCAAATATTTGGCCAACAAATCATTTCCATGGTCGTCTTGCAACGCATGTGAAATTCTGCCGTGATATTCAGCTTTTGCTTCAGGCGAAAGGTCCTCAATGCCATTCAAATGCGCGATTTGTTTGCTTGGAGCGGATTCCCATGACACATTTGCAAGGTTTTGGTCCAAGAAATGCGAGAAATCTTTGGCATTATCGACAATTTGCTGACGTGTGAGCGGGTGGCCAAGGGCCATATTTCGGTGCAATTCGGCAAAATTGTCTTCATGGCCGTCATGAACCTGAAAAATAGGTTTACCTTTGTCGCCGGGGACCATGGAGGCGATCCCATGCGCCACGGCTGCTTTTTTAGCATCGTTCGCAGTGGCTTCCATGCGTGTTTTGATAGCCGTCCAGATAGCGGCTTGTACCTGATGTGGCCGCCAACCTAATTGATCGGCCAATTTATGGGTCAATTGCTCCATAAAATCATATTTACCGCCCGAACCGATGGCCACATCTGGAAAACCAAACGCATGCGCCATCCAAAGGTCTTGCGTAGACCCTTGCAAACGCTTTGGATCAATGTGAACCATAAGATTATTCCAAAAATTGTTGGTCTTTCGACCTTCAAATGGAACACCTTCGTTCATTAACAGATGAGCTTTAAGATCACGATCGGCCGTAGCAATATTTTCGTAGCTGCCGGGCTTATGACGAGCGATCAAATAACGCTTTCCGCTATCGTCAAGCGGAACACGAGTAATACCGGCTTTGCCACCGCCCAATGATTGAGCATATTTGTTGGCTTCAGCAATTGTATTGAACGTGCGATCCCGATCAATAATGTCACCATTCCATAATTGATGCCCAGACATCGCGCGATTGTATGCTTTGATGGCGTTGCTGGTATTAATTGGAACCGTTGTTTGTGGGCTATAAATAGCAATAAGTTGCGCGAACTTATCTGCAGCGTCTTTGTTGCCACCGAAATATTGTAGAATGCGCTTAGATGAGTTTTCATACCATTTGCGGCCGGGCTGGCCTTCTTTAGCAAGGCCAAGAAGGTCGTTGTACATTGTACGTACAGCTTCTTGATGCGGCGCATTTTGGTATCTACCAATTGTCCGGCCCACTCGGGTGCCGCGAACTTCGCCAAGCTGCTCACCCAACGCGTTCATTTCCTCCTCGGTCGGCGCCACCTTTCCGCGGGTGGAGTAGCCTTCAACATCTCCGCCGCCGCTTTTTACAATTACATGATGATAAACAGGATGTTCGCGGCCGCGTACAAGGATGCTACCAGCTTGCGGACCAAGTTCTACATTGCCGCGTGTTGTTGGGCGAAGACGTGGTTCAGACGGCGAATCTTCATAACGAGCTAGATCAACACCTTTTGGAAAGTGTGCGTTCAATGCATAATGATGTTTACCACGATGTTCGACCGACACAATTGTGTTGGTATCTTCATGACCTTCTGGAGCATCTTTCCATTTCCAACCTGCCTTTTGTTTAAATAGGTTGGTTTTTGCAATAGCAGTGCCACGGCCTGATGTACCCGTTTCATCGACAGCATCACGAGATGCGGTAAAAAAAGGTTTACCACCTTGCACTACACCAATAGATGCAGCAGCAGCTTTGTGTCCCGTCATGTCAGTTTTGTCTGGCATTGACAAATATTGCCCACCTTTGACGGGGGCATCTTCTGGGAACATGCGTTGTGGTTTAGGAAATACCGACATTGGATTATTAATATCGATAGGTTTTACTTCCTTAGCAATGCGAAGCGCGTCATTCATGGTTTGACACTCGTGATGGCTGGGATGACGTTGCCGAGGAGATTGCGGACGACCTGCTCGCTCTCTGGGTGGACCGCGATGTTCTGCGCGAGGTCAACCATCTGAATACGTTCTTTCGCAAGCATGTCTTCCCGCTTAATTTCTCCATCAAACTGGTCGCGCTTCATGTCTGCGCCGAGCTGGGCTGCCTTTAGCTTGCTATCCATAAGCTTTGCGTCGGCGAGCTTTTCCTTAATGATCAGCTCAATGCTGTCGACTTGTTTCTCGTGATCGGATGGGCCGGCAACGACGCCGCCTTGCTGCGCCTTAACCGCATCAAGTTGTATCTTGGCCTGATCAAGGCCAAGCTTGCCTTGTGCCAACTTTGCCTTCGTGTCGCTGTCCTGCTTCTTGATCTGCAGTTCGGCCATTTTTTGCTGCATCTCTGGCGGAGGCGTGCCCTGTGCCGAGGCTGGGATCATAAACTGTTCTGGGTTCGACCAGCCGACAGCCTGCAGCGCCGCGGTGTCAATCGCGATCGGATCATACATCGACGGGTTCTGGGCCTGTATTTGCTTTAAGGCCACAACTTTCATCAGACGCTGGGTCTGCGACGCCGTGTTTGGGTCGGCCTGCGGAACCAGATCAACCTGATCTAGCGCGCGGAGAAACGTTTCCTCGTCCCACTTACGGGCCGGCCGTTTGTTCTGCTGCCAGAATGAATCGGGGTTTTCGCGAAAACAGCGCACTAACAACTCAAACTCTTCTGCTTGCGCCGAATGCATGCGTTTGTGAACCGAGTTTAGCACCTTGGTGGCCTGATCAATCAGCGCAATCGTCGTGCCAACCGGCGCGTCCTGCTTGCCTTCACCTACTGCCTGCTCGGCCGTGCCGCCAACCCGCATACCCGTCTGATTGATATTCTCGACTAGCGACATGAGGCCCGCGCCGACGTCTTTGTACGGCAAAGGCATCACGGCTTGGCTGATCGGCATGCCGCCAGTCTTGACCAATGCACCACCGCCGGGTGGTACACGGAAAATATTGGTATTCTGCCGCGCGCCCGTGTCGGCGTACAGGAAGCCGGGGAAGTTGGCATACATACCAGCATCAAGCATTTCGCGCCAAGCAGCGGTCAGCGCGTTGGTCGTGTTGCCTAGGATGTGCAGGAGACCCAGATCATAAAAGCCCATCCCCGGTACAAATGTGTACTTGACAAAATTGCTTCTCGCTTCAGGTAAGTCCTTAGTATCTTCATCATAATTCCTTACGATCGACAAGATTTCATGCGTCGATGCGTCAATGGTTACACGATACGGGATATCAAGGCCCGTCTGCTTTCCGCGCTTGGTGTGCTCAAAGCCCTTGATATCCAACTCGCAGTAGATTTCATAAATCTCACGATCCCGATCGCTTGGGTTATAGCTTTCGCTGGTAATACCCTGCTGCGCCATCTTCTCGCGTTGGGCCGCATCCCACTTGATCATTTTCGGGTCGGACAGGTCAATGTCACGGTATACGCCGAGGATTTGCATCCGCTTCACCGTTGACGACTTCATGTAAATGCGGTGCGTGATACGCTTGGCATTGGACAGGTCGGTGGCCGAGTTGTTGACGATCAAATCGTCGGCGTCAACGCTTTCGCTAATTGGACGGTTGCGTAGGGGACAGAAATATACCTTCTTGAACGCCGTCCCGCCAAAGCCCAGCATGAGGAGCATTCGGTCGGTATCAGGGTAATACTCTTTGGCAGTGGCGGTGAGGTAGTGGTTAAGGTCTTGTTCGAGGTCGTTGGCAAGCTGGTCGGACTGGAGGGTAGCATTATTGTTATCCTCCCTAATTTTTACGGGTCCATCCGTAGGCAATAGTTCTGACCGAGCGTTGGCTTGGAACCGTAGCACTGCCTCGAGCAGGAGCGGGTGCCGAACGCGTGACATACCTTCAACGGGTGCGCCGTCCGCTGCACCTGCCAAGCCGGGAATTTCCACCTTGAGGCCCAAAAGCTTGATGCCTTGGGCTCGGTCTTCGATCCACTCTTTGCGACTGTCGAGGTCATCCTGTACGCCCTTCATCAGATCGTGGGCGATACTCGCCAGCTCGGCCTGATCTATCTCTTCCACCAGATTGTCGAACCATCCGGTCTCCCTGCCCTTGGCCCGCTCGAGAGGCTGCCCGTCCAAGGAAAATGTGATTGACCCATCTGATAATTCGATCGACATCACGTTGCCGTGCTCGTCGATGTCCTGCCGCGGACCCTCATCGTCGGCCAGCTCTACCGAAATATCCTCGCCGTCAAACGGTGTCTGTTCGTCATCCTGAAGGCGGATATTAGGGTTTGCGACAAGGGCCATGAATTAAATCCCGTAGAGTGGTTCGGGCGGTTTGCCCAGATGTTGCCTGCTGTCCTCGTAGTCCTGCTGCACCTCGTCTTGACGGAGCGCGAAGCCCGTCCGCCTGAGATACCGCATCGCCATCGAGACCGTGTCCACCAGATCGTCATGCTTGGCTTTCGGGAACCGCATGCACTGGTTTATGACCTCGTCGGCCCATGCTTTGTCGGGGCAGTACACCAGCCCCTCTTCAAATAGGTGCTGCACCGAGTAGAGCCTAGCCATCTTGTCGATCGAGCCGGGGTCTTCCAACTGAACGCCAAAGTTCCTACCAGAATACATCCTTCGCAGCTCCCGCGCAACTGGTAGGCCTACGGTCTTGTTTTCTATAAGTAAAGTCGAAACTTTCCACCGAAGGCACGTCTGCGCCACCTCTGTGACCAGCTCGGGCATCTCAAGGTGCTTCGACCATGCATGCATCATCATGATACGGGGCGGCACCTCCCGCTCGTCATATGTACGTACAATGTGCGTCATGTGCCCGTCGCGGTTCAGCATGCGGGTCGCGTGGGTCTTGGGATCGTCGGTCCAGACGCCCCAGACCGTCATGGCTGACGGGTCGTTCTCTTTCTTCTCGGTCATAGCCGTGTCGAGTGACGCGATGATGAAGTCAAACGGTGGGTACTTCTCATCTTCCCACAGGTTCCAATGCTTTCGCTTGATAATACCGCCGTCCTCTGGGGTAGGCAGCTGTTGAAACTGGCCGGACGCGGCGTACTTACCCATGATCCGCTTGTCGCGCTCGACGACGTGCCGAGGGAACCGTTTAGGGAAGAAGAGCTGACCTTTCTGCCACCGAGGGTCTTTCCAGCCTAGCATGGTCGGCACGGCACGATCGGGGTCGTACTCCATCGGGATCATGATGTGGTCATAGCCCAACTGCTTTTCAAGGATCACGCCGGACACATCTTCTTCGTGCAGGCGCTGCATGATCACGATAATGGCCGAGGTCGCCGGGTTGTTCAGGCGCGTTGGGATCGCCTGCTCAAACGTTTCGATCGTGGTGTTGCGCTCTGCCTCCGAGGCGGCGCTGGCCACCGAGTGCGGGTCGTCGATGATCACGCGGTCGCCGCGGGCACCTGTCATGCCCGTCATGGCAACCGCCTGCCGGAAACCGGAAGCGGTCGTTTCGTACTTGATCTTCTCGTTCTGGTCGCCCGTGATCGTGACGCGGTCGCCCCAGAAGCCCTGATACCATTCAGATGTCACCAATCGCCGCATCTTGGTCGAATCGCGGATGGCGAGGTTCATAGCATGCGAGGCGCAAACATACCGCAGGTAGGGCATGTTCCGCGGCCCCCATTCCCATGCCGGCCACAGGACGGAGACCAGAAGGGACTTCATCGCGCCCGGCGGGACGTTGATCAGCAGGCGATTGTAAGCTTGCTCATCATCTATCATCATGCCGTTGGTAATGGCGGTTAGGTGTTTGGCGATAGCGTCGATGTGCCAATTGTGGATATATTCTTGTCCGGGCTCGATGACGTGCCACGCCTGCTTGATGAACTCCACGAGGGATTTCTCGCACAGCTCCTTGTTGATGTCGTGCAGAGACGCCTCAACATTGATCATCTCGCCATCGACGGGGATCAGGGTCAAGGTTTGTAATCCTTCCTGACGGTTCCTTTGACCTTTTTTATGTTTTCGAAGCTATCCTCGAACGCTGCCCTCTCGCCCAGCATTTTGGCTGGCCGTTTCATGCGCTCGGCTTTGATCATATCGATGCGGGCTTTCTCGCGGGCAATCCAAGCTTCGTCCTGCATCGGGATATTGTTCTGAATCAGGTGCTCGAGATACTGCAGGATATCGCGGGCGTCGGCGACTTCTTGGCTCTTTGGCTTGATCTTGAACAGGGCCACCATCAGGTTCTCAATCGTGTTCTGACACACCGACATGCTCTTGACGATCGCGTCGTAGTCCCTGCGCGGGACGCGAACGGCCACCAGAAGCTCAAGTTCTTTAATCTTTGCCAACGCCTTTTCTAGCGTCTCTGCCATTTCCGTTAAAATCATTTTCTTTTTCCTTATCCCATGAAAATTTAGGCAGCGTCACTGGCGGGCGCTCCCGATACACGTCCATCATCTTAATCTTCTGCAAGGCCTTCATCCTCGCCTGTATCATCTTGTCCTTCGTACTCATAGTCTTTGTCTTCTTCGTAGCCATCCTCGCCCCCTGCGGCAATTTGTAGCGCCTGCCGGATGGCAAGCAGTTGATCCACATCGAGCACTTTTGCGTCGATGACCTTTCCCTCGACCTGCTTTACGGTCGCCTGCACGTCGATCTTGTCGCCATAACGGAAGCGCGCCAGCCGGATCGCATGCCAGCGCCGATCGTTCAGCAACTCCTTTGCGCGCTCGAAGTCGACGTTCTCGAACTCGCCACGGCCGAGGATAATATCTTCCGTTTCCGACAGTTTTATCTCGATTGAAGCCTCGCGCGCGCGGGCATATTCAGACAAAAAGAACGAATCGCGGTTCAATTCTCGGTTCACAGTCCGCACATTGATGCCATCGATCTCAGGGTCTTTTACAATTAAGCTCAAAGACCTACCATCTGCGATTTGCTCACAGATGTGGACCTTTTGTGCTTGCGTCATTATTCCGCCCGGCGGTCGTCCCATTTACATCTTCCGTGAATTTATATATATAATTACGAACAACAAATGAAAGGACAATTACATGGTAAAGTCAACGCTCTATACGCCAGAAATGGTCATAAAGAAAGCTCCAATGAAATTAAAGGGAGTTAAAGAAATGATACCAGCAAAATATAGCTGGCCATTTGCTTCCATGATTATTGGTGAACAGGTTATGTTTCAAGACGCTGATCTTAGAAGAAAAGCTCAGGTATATGTCCACGCCTTTGCGAGAACCAGAGGTTGGAAATTTACCACCATCACACGCGACGGTGCTCTTATTGTAATTCGCGATATAAATCCGCGGTAAAGATACATAGTAAGGATAGAGATTGATCAACTTTCTATCTCTATCCTTTAAATCTTTGAAATATAATAATATAATATTAATAAATAATATATATTATACTTAGTTATAAGACTGGTTTGTTTATTTGTTCAAAAACCCCCTTAAAGCTATATTTCTATTTCTAATATTTTTAAGGGATATAAGAGGGTTTTTTATAAAAGGAAATTGTCTATTTAATAACTATCTATAAATTCTTACAAGTAATTGATTTTATTAATGTATTAAAAACTAAGTAAAAACTAGGTAACTATGTATCTTTCAAACACCCGTCACAATGCTATGGTGTATTGCCTGAGCAGCAAAGGAGACCGTCCGCATGATCTTCACCACCAATTTAGCCTTCTCCATCAACATCCCATCCCAATCCGACCCTGAAAGGATATCTGCCATGTCATGGAATTACCGCGTCATCTACCTGCCTAAAGCCCCAGACGACGATTCGTTCTTCAACAACGATTCATTCGTGATCCGCGAAGTCTATTACAACGACGCGGGCGAGATCGAGTTCTGGTCTGAAGAAGATGCCTCCCCGATCGGCGAGACGTTCGAAGAGCTCTGCGACGACTTCGACCTGATGCAGGAAGCCTTCGAGAAGCCAATCCTCATGCTCACCGAAGAAGACGGCGAAGCCAAGCTCGTCGCCTTAGATGACGAAGAAGAAGACGAGGACGAAGAAGAAGTCTAAGGTTATAATATAACCACTCAGAAAACATACTGCCCCCGGAACACTGGCCGACCGCCTATAAGCTCGCAAAGCTCCGGGGGCATCATCACCCCATCCTCATCGAACGTCAGCACCACAAAGCCCTGCTGGGCCCTGCTAGGGGCGCCCTCGGTGTATTGAAACTGGGGCCCATTGGGATCGGCCATGGTGCCTGTTTCTACGCCCCAGCGGGTTCCGCGGCGGTCTCTGACAGCAGTGACCTGAAGTTGGTGGGTGTGGCCCGTAACCGTGCTAACTCCAGCGTTGACGGAGCTGTTATAGCCTGAATGTATCCCTGATCTGAAACGATGGCGAATTTCTGTGCCGTTGATATCGAACGCCCACGCGATTTCCCAATCTGGGAAGTGCTCTTGAAGGGACATGATGTATCCGTCAAGCTCGTTGGCATTGGAGGCGATGTAGTTGTCGATGCGGATATCATGGTTTCCCATGGTCCAGAGACGTTCGCGGGTCTTTGGAAGTAATTTGAGCCAAGCTTTGGCGGTTTCGATCTCTTTTTCAATCTTTGGTGCTCGTGCGCCACGGGTCGGTAAGTGCCGACTGATCCTAGCGCCATCAATCACGTCTCCATTCAAGATGATTCCATGCACCTTGAGCATCTTACATACTTTGACGAAGGCTTTATAAATCAGGGGCGGGTCGCCGTCCCATATGTGGATATCTGATCCGACCGCCCAGACTGAGTTGGGAATTTCCTTTGCGACCATCCGCGGATACATCCATTTGCCGACGGTGGGCTTGTCTGGCACCCCGTTGGGGTATTTCATTTTCGCTCGGGCCAGTCGCGCGTTAAAGGTGTTTGCGGCGATGCCTGTGGCTCTTGCAGCTGCGTAGGCATTCTTACCGGATTGCTCGTAAACACGCAGCGTCTCGATCATTATTTCATCTGGTAACGGATGTGCAGGCATAAAGACCTCCTATGTCCTTATGCCTACTAACATATTTATTGTGACAATTATAGAACGTGCCCCGCGTTCATTGCCCCACCCAGCGCGTATAGCGCGTCCATCCTGACCCTGTTACCTTCTTTAAGCCTGCCGTCGTAGCAGAAAGCAAACTGGCGGCCGCGCTCGTATTGCCAAACATCTTTGTAAGTAAAGACGTCGGAGTTAATCGGAAGGCCCTTCTTGGCCTCCTCATAGCCTTTGCGAAAGGCGGCGCAGCTAATAATGCTGCGAAGGGTCACCCGCCGTGTCTTTGCGTTTGCCATGATTAGTACCCCTGTTCCAGTAAGAACGCGTCGTACTCGGCCTTCACCTGCGCCAGCTGGGCCTTTAGGATGCCGTTCTCGTCGACGGCCTTAGCGAAGGCCTTGCGGGTCACCTTCAGCTCGGTGCGGAGGTACAGTAAACCATCAAGGAAACCACGGTCCCACGCGTCACGGTGCTCGGTGCCACGGGGATATGGGTTGTCGATCGAGTGACCGCCCGTACGGGCGTGGTATTCTGCTTCTGCGCGGATTGTATCAAACATCTTCGTGAAATTCCTTTTTATCAAACAAATCTTGAATAGCTTCTGCAATGGTCGCGCCTTCGCCGTATATGGCATCTTCTTCGCCATAGTCTTTGGCAAACCCTGCTTGATAATCCCAATTACGAATAGGGACGGGTGGGAACACATGATAAATGATAATATCGTGACCGTTTACAGTTTCATATGATTTAGCGTACATTTAAAATCTCCTATCTAGCGAGGCAAACCGCCCCGACGACTCATATGTAGCATATCTAAATTATAATGCAAACAAAAAAATGCATTCATTGTAAAAAAAATAGGGCCGCCCGAAGGCAGCCCCAAGTCATGTATTAAGGAGGAGCTGAAGGATAGGCTTTCTTAATAATCTTGTCTAGCTTGGCCGCGCGCTTTTTGTTGCCATTGCGAACGGCCGCGGCGTAGGCCTGAACAAGCTCGAGTAGGGTAGGCT